TTCTCTCACTTACTGGTGACTCAACTTGTGCAGTGTCAGGTGTTTTTAAAATAAGAGCACCCTCGTCCTCTTGTTCATAAGGAAATAGTTCTACTGTTTCTACAATTTGTGGTAAAACTTCTTTTACTATAAATGTTTGTGACTTTACATCTATGTCTTCTGGCAAAGGTTCATATAATCTAAACACTGCAGAGTATGGATATGCTGGGAATGTATCTCTATCTGATTTTACATTAGTAACTAAAAACTTATTGTCATCACCAAAATGTAGATAAGTATTTAAATCTTCAACATCATTGTATTTATATGATATTTTTATTTCGTTAAATGTTGCGTTTGGATTAAGTTTATCTCTAACTGGTTGAACAATATTACGAAATGTGTTCCAATTCTGATTTAATATTAAAGTATTTCCGCCAACTATATCTGTGACCTGTGCTACAAAAGGAACTAAATTTTCTATTTCATTTTCGTTAACTTGTGCATTCTCAGCTTCCTCATTACTCATAATAACATTTAAACTAATACTTGTGACTTCGGTGTCAATACTTGTATCAATAACAGAAACTTTATATTGACCACCTATATCATAACCTAAACTAATTAAATCAAATTGAAAAACCTCTTCAAATTTTGCATGTCTAGACTTATTTCCTTGTGGTGGTGATATTTCCCACTCCCATGCTTGAATGCCCATTTCGGTGTCAGCTACGTCAGAAAATGTCAACTTAACGGCATCACGTAGAGTAATCTCAGGTATAGTCTCTACATTCTCATTATTGAATAGTATACTAGAAGACATCGCTATGTTCCTCTTGGTTCTTTAATGACACAAGGATAATATACAGTAGCAGTTTTGTTTTCTGCTGGATAATCAATTGTTAGACCA